GAAAGCGGAAAGCTATGTGGGGGATTGACCAACCGTTGGTATTGCCGCGCCACACCATTCCAGAAAAATAAAAAATAGGTTATTCAATTTTTTCCATTTTTGACTTAAAATCCATTTTTTGGACCTAATATTTTCGGACCTGGACTACAGGACCCTTTCCGCGATCGGCACTACCCGCCGTCAACTGTGGTCCCGCCAATCCAGCAGCCTCTGCTGCCTCCTTCTGACGTTCATATTCCGCAGATTTGATCCATTGTTCACGCGAGCCAATCTTGAAATCGGGGTGTGGTTCTGCCTTGTACCAAAACACGCAATCTTCAATCTTATTTGTCTTTGCACCGTTATGAATCACCAAGCATTCAAAGTTTTCCGTGCACTGGTCCATAATTTGACAAAACAACTCAAACGACGGGAAAATGCCCGCAAACTGGTCATAAATGCGTTTGCGTGCAGCAACCTGATTTTCACGCAAAATGAATACATAATCCACCTGACCACGCAACACGGGAGGAATACCCATCACATACTGTAACGCCAAAATGTACAGCAAGCCGTAGTGACGACCATTCATAAACAACGAACGAATCCATTTATCGTTAATCCATTTTGTATCGTACATACAATCGTCCATAATGATAAATGCGCGGCGATCCAATGGGCACGATCCACGAGTTTCCTTTTCTTTGCGAATCTGTTTTGTAAGCGTATCCTGGCGTTTGATACAGTTTTCCACAATGTGTGTGTTGAACTCTTCGTGTACAAACAGACTTGGAACAATGGAGGAATAGAATGCATTGGCACCTTCTGTGCCGGAAATCACAGTTCCCACGGGAAACTTTTGTTTGTACCAAAGCAAATCCTTGATGAGCCAAGATTTGCCTGTACCACGACGCCCAATCATCACGATTACGGAATCATCGGGAATCATATTCATATTGAATTTAGAAAGCCGGAGGTTCACCGTGGGACGATTGGGAACCTGCGCATTCATATTGGGCAAAATACTGGACAGCTGTGAACCACCTTGGGCCATTTGTATTCTTTTCAAACAAAATTTTTATGATTGCGAATCGCAACGCGCCATCATTTTGAAATCAAGGTGTTCATTTGCTTTGTACCAAAACAAACAATTTTCAATCGTTTTTGATCTTGAACCTACGTATATTACTAGACATCCGTAATCTGTTGTATATTTGTCCAGCAGTTGACAAAAAACATCAAATGTAATAATACACCGTACGGAGCAGCGTTGATAAATGCGCATACGTTCCGTAATATCATCAATGCGAAAAACAAAAACATAATCAAAGTTTGCATAAAGAATTGGTGGAATTTGCCTTGCGTTTTCCAAGGCCACAATTGGCAATAATTCAAACGTTTGACTCAAAAAAATCAATGGCTTCACACAACGATCGTGTACCCATTTGCTGTCGTGAAGACACATATCCAATACAACAAATGTACGTCTATCCGAACGAATGCGTGTTTCTTGAAATTGCGTTCGTAAATCTGACTGTCGTTTAATACACTCCGCTAAAATATTTGAATTATATGTATATTCATTATGAACAGTTATATTTGGAATAAAATTGTTATAAAAATCAGAATGGTTGTCGGCGATGATTGTACCGTGTGGAATACATTGTTTGTGCCAAAGTAAATCTTTAATGAACCATGATTTTCCACTTGCTTTCCCTCCAAATACAAAGATCACAGAAAAGTCGTATACTTTATTCAAGTCTAATTTTGAAAGTGCAATATCCATTATGAAATCTGCGGAAATACTGCTTAAATAACAGCCGTCTAGAAGACTAGAAAGATGCGTGGACGAGGTCGTGGTCGTGGTCGTGGTGGTGGCGGACAAGTTCGCAAACCACCCCAAAAAAATACATTTGTTGCGCGTCCAGCTGTGACGGAACTGCCCCCAGAACTTCAAGTAAATCCATCCAATGATTCCATTCCAAACAAAATCAAAACCGCATTTTCTGAATTTCGTGAACCGCAGGCCTTTTTCTCAGCATTGGAACGTTTGCGACCCGAACTTGCCGGTCAACCGGATGGTTATCATAATTGCTGGCTCGGATTACCCGAATCAGAAATCAAATCTATACAAACCAACGATGAGGAGGGATTTTTTGCAACTCTTACAAAATCAGATGATGTAAACGAATCTGTATTTGTAAAGCGTATTCATTTATTGGATCCTATGACGGCAATGGAAGGCGGATATGTATTTCCTGATGAAGGTTGTTTGCCTGCCCCAAGTCAACTTTGGAAACCCGTGCTCCAAAAACTCAACGATCCCTTGAATGAAGCGTATGTGGACGCCGTGTTTGCCGCCCAGGCATCCCTGTTTCTGAAAAAATCACCACATTGGCTTCGTTGTTTTGGTACATATGTCGCCCGTGTTGAAAAGTATCTGTACAATATTACGGACGAGTACGAATCATTGAAAAACCGTCCGTGGTGGCGTCGCAATCAACGACTTGGTCTATTCCGTCTGTTCAAAGATGAAGATGCCGAGAAAAAACACCAAGAGTTTCTTACAAGCGGTTTAACGGATATGGACGGCGAGGATTTCCAGGATTTATCGGATATGGAAGACAGTCCGTCTGTGAACGGCAGCGTAGACGAATCTGAACCAGAACACACTGGCGAATCCGTAAAATTAAGTGAGCCCAAAGTTCGCATTGAACGCATTCAAGACGCATCTGATGAAAGTGATGACGCCTCTTCAGACGCATACAGCGAAGACGAAATCCAACAATTCGCAGAATTCACGAATTTTCCTGTACAAGTGCAATTATTAGAACGTGCGGACGGCACAATGGATGAATTGTTGGACCTTGAGGAAAACAATGACCGCACGGGTCGCGAAGGATCCAAAGATGACCGTTGGGCCGCCTGGATCTTCCAAGTCATTGCAGCACTTACAGAAGCCCAGCACTGGTTTGGATTCGTACATAACGATTTGCACACAAACAATGTTATGTGGAATGAAACGGATGCCTCGCATTTGTATTATCGCGTACACAAAGGAAAGGAAACGTGGTATATGCGCGTTCCAACCTTTGGCAAACTGATGAAGATCATTGATTTTGGTCGTGCATCCTACACAATTCCTGGCGCCGGGTTTTTCATATCCGATGCATTTTATCCAGGTAACGATGCTGCTGAACAATACAACTGTGAGCCCTTTTACGATCCTGAAGATGGGCCAAAAGTGGAACCCAATACAAGTTTTGATTTGGCACGGCTTTCCGTTTCGTTGCTGGAATCCTTGTATCCTGAACGCCCTGCGGCAGCATCACCCGTGAAAGTGATGAGTCGCGAAGGATCCAAATTGTATACCGAAACCGTATCAGGTGTATACAATTTGCTTTGGGAATGGTTACAAGACGACGATGGAAAAAACATTTTGCGCGCACCGGATGGCGAAGAACGCTATCCTGATTTTGACTTGTACAAAGTCTTGGCGGCCAATGTACACAAAGCCGTTCCTGCACGGCAAGTAGAAAAACCGACATTCACGCGATATCGCTGCTTGGCAAAGGATGTACCATCTGGCACCGTCGTGTATGATTTACATATTTAACTCCCAATAAATATTTTGGATTTGTGCACCCAGATACAGTAGGGAGCCCGAATTCAGTATATGATACTCAAAGGATTCATCATCAAGTTCATGTTCACTTGGACTTGATGATGGTATAATATCTGGGCGTTCAATACGAATTGTAACGACGCGACGATCCGGAAATCGCTCCCGTATATGTTGAATCTCGGCTTTGTAACGCCAATCCGAAAGAATCCAGTCCGTGGTGTCGGACGCTGCGGCGATTTCATCGCCAACCTTGACTGCCCAGTGCGCCGGATTTTGCGTGCGTTCCTTTTCCACTGCAGCGTGCTCAATTAGCATTTGACGACCTGTTTTCCCGTTTTCGTAGACCGTTGCCTTGCCTTCCTGTGTTTCAAACAAGGATCGTTGAATGCCCGTGATTCGTGACACATCATCTTTGACCGCCTTGGCAAATGTAGTATGATTTCCGTTTGCAATCGTCGTCAGTATATCACCAACCGTTGTTTTTCCAGATTGACTGTATCCTGCAATAAACCAAATACACATTGTACCGTGGCGTCGTGACGGTGGAATTACGCTTCATTTTTGGCGCGCTCAAAAGCCAAAGGGGATCGTTTTATACACACAGCGATACAAACCATTTCGGCATTCATCTGGTTGTTCACTCGGAAGCTGAAAGCCTTCATCCGGAGTGGGGACGTGACTGGTCGCCAATTGGATGAGTGTGCCTGTGGATGTAAATTGTTCCTGCGGCGTCATATTTACTTTCAGTATCAATAACAAGCCAAGTAAAAAGATAAGTGTAAAAATGATTTTCAAATCGGTCATTGTGTTTCTGTGATGGGTGACGAAATTTCCATACCATAGTAGAAAGTTGCAAATGAACGACTACATCAAGAAAAAGTTGTTTATGATCGGTATGGTATTGTTGGTTGTTGGTGGATTCAATTGGGGTATGGTTGCCTTGACAGGTAAGGACTTTGTAAGCAGCATCTTTGGCAAGAACTCTGTAATTGCCAACGGCATCTTCATTGCTGTTGGGTTGGCCGCACTTGGCATTGGTTTCTTCCGTGATTCCTATTTGCCGTTTTTGGGCCCCGCCGTCTTTCCTTGCTCGCTCTTGAAAGAGCAAACACCCGAAGGTGCTGATACGGAAGTTCGTGTACTCCTAAAGCCCGGTGCAAAAGTCATGTACTGGGCAACGGAGCCGGCCAACAAGGATTTACAAACAATCAATGATTGGCGCAAGGCGTATTTGAGTTTCCGCAACGCCGGTGTTGCTGAAGCGGATGCCAACGGCTACGCTGTTATGCGTGTTCGCAAACCACAGCCTTACACTGTGCCTATGAAGGGTATGCTCAGCCCTCACGTTCATTACCGTGTTTGTATGAATAATGGATTTGTGGGCCCTGTGCACACTGTGTCACTTGATGGCAAGGAGTATTTTGAGAACTTGCAGGAAGGTCATATGATACAGGAAGGCTTTCTCGGCGACCCTATTGAACAAAATGACGAGGACAATGAATTGGAAAACGAGGGTGATGAATTGGAAAACGAGGGTGATGAATTGGAGGGTGACGAAGAGGGATTTGCCAACTTTGTGGCAAATCAGGAAAGTGCTGCACCGTACCCCAACCCCCCTGCATTCAGTTATGTGGAACCCACGGAAGCCGTGAAAGAAATCAATCGCACCGCAATGTTTACAGCCAAGGAATCGCTGATGATGGAATCCGGTGCACCCGATGAACAAAAGAAAGCGGAGCGCGGTGCCGATTTGGATGCGGCATTTGCACCACCGTTGGTGGCCTAGAAAAATTGATGCCTTACAAAACAATATATAGTCGCGTGTCCGCATTTTCCCTTCATTTCTTACAATGTCCATTACTCCTATTACCGAAGACGCCGTCTTCAACGTTTCCGACCCAGTCGTGTGTGCAAAAGTAGAAGAACTGCTGGGCCACAAACACCGGTCCATTCCAAAGCTTCATCAACTC